CAATGCGGTTACTGGCGAAGTAAATGCTAAAGCTATTGGTCGCAGGATGGCTGATGGAAAGATCGTTCCAGCTGAAATGAAAGTTGCTGGCGCTGCCTCTCAGTTTGCACCAGGTTACTTTGCACCAGCATCACAAACAGGTGCAGCAGGTGGCTTGACTGGCATAGAAGGACTTAGTGCTGGAACCGCTTTGTTGAGTGGTCGACCAGACTTGGCTGCTATCGTTGCCGCTCGTAATGTTGGTCGTTCAGCAATGTTGTCTGGTCCAGTACAGCGCTTAATGGTTCCTAACGCTCCAATTTCTGGACCTATGCGACCATCTCAACCAAATCAAATGCTGCCATACATGACTACGACACCGTTCCAGCCAGTCACTCAGGGACTGTTTGACTACATGAACAAGTGATGTGGACCCGATCAGCCTTCTCCTTATGGCTCAAAGTGCAGTCAGCGCCATTCGCGCTGGTTGCCAAATGCTGTCAGAAGGTAAGGCTGAGATTGGAAAGTTTAAGAAGCAAGTCGAAGGTGGAATTGCAGACGCAAAAGCCATCTACAAAGAAGTCACAGGAATCTGGGGTTGGATCACTGGACTCTTTGGTAAACAAGATAAAAAGCCAGTCATCCAAGCGCCAGCGGTTGTGGAGAAAAGCGCAGCTGTTAAGGCGCAGAAGAAAGTAAAAGAGCCAGAGCCAGAACTAAGTTACGAGGAGTTTCAAGCCAGAGCAGTCCATGAGATCTGCGAAAACCTGAAGGTGTATTTTGAAGCTATCCGTCACCTTAAAGCGCATTGCCGAGAACTCGAAGAAGAAGCTCTTACGACAGAGCGAGTTGCCGATAGTGCGATTGACCGTATTGAGATGCAGTGGCAGATGAAAGAACTGAACAGGCAGCTCAAGCAAGCCATGATTTATGGTACTCCGCAGGAACTTGGTCTTGGTGCAATGTATCAAGAGTTTCTTGAGAAGTATGACGAGATCTTGGAAGAACAGGAAGTTGCTCGTGAGTTGAAACGCAAGAAAGAACGAGATAGCGCATGGCAACTAGAACACCGAAAGGAAATCCTAACAGCCAAGCTGGTGTACGTAATAGCGTTGGTAATGGGGACGTTAGAACTGATTGGGTTGTATTCAGGTCTATGAATGAATTTAAATTCTGGGTTGTCATTGTCACGCTAATCATTTTTGGGATGATGTTGTTGTCATTCATGCTTGTTCATCAAGAGAATCGAATCAAGAAGCTTGATGCCCTTGTTTTACGCATGGAAGAAAAGGAAAAGAAACGTGAAAAAACTCGCCGCGATCCTATTGATCCTGAGTAGCCTAACGGCCTGTGAAGACCGCTATCGCTACGCTTGTCAGAACCCTGACAACTTCAACCTAGCTGAGTGTCAAAAGCCGCGATGCCTGTTTACTCAAACCTGCCCTGAATACCTAGTAGCACCTGTATTGGAGAAGAAAATTGAACAACCAGCACCCGCCGCATCGTCTGACCGCTGAAGAAATTGAAGCCTACGTCTGGGGTTTTGTCGTCATTGTTGTGACGCTAATCCTTGCAGGTATTGTCTTTGCCTTGCTTTACTCGGTGACCTTTGTTGTCCAGCCTATCAAGTCGATGGCTCCGATTGATATTGCCTATACCAAGATGTTGAACGACATCGTATTGCTGGTGGTTGGTGGTATCGGTGGTGTGATGAGCAAGAAGGGTGTCCAGGCTGCTTCACAATATGTAGCGCCAAAGGGAGACACAACGCCCCCAAAGCCTAATGACCCATCGGGTGCTTTGCCTGTATGGGTCAATCCTGCGCTAGACGAGTCATGGACTCCTCCTCCTCCTCCAACAACTCCACCTGAGCATATGGAGTCTGATGATGTCCGAGAAGAAATCGCCACAGCACGAGCAGGAGAACGATGATGCGCCTACCCAACCCTTGGATGATTCTTGGTGCTATCGCTGCCGCTTCTCTTGTGTACTTCTACGCCCACCATGTAGGCTATGCGAAGCGCGACCAAGAGATGCAGCTGGAAATTGCCCGTCTAAATGGTGAGGCTCGTGATAAAGAGCAAAAGCTTGCTGAAAACCTAAATCAAACTTCATCTCAATTGAAAGAGGCCAATGATGTTGTCACTAAAAAACAAACTGATCTTGATGCTGCCATTCGTTCTGGCAGGGTGCGCCTCAACTCAAGTTGCGTACAAGCCGCCGCAAGTACCACCACTACCAGCGGAAATAGCCAAGATGCAGCCGAATCTGACAGAGAGACTCTCAGACTTATTGCTGAACTCGCCGCAGAAGGCGACAGGGCCATCAACAGGCTCAACGCCTGTATCACAGCCTACGAGCAAGTAAGGAGTACTATCAATGGTAACCAGTGAGAAGCTGCAACAACTGCACATTGGCCCACAGTGGGTTGATGCTCTCAATGAGACATTTAACCGCTTTGGAATCAATACTCCGCGCCAGCAAGCTGCCTTCATTGGTCAGTGTGGTCACGAGTGCGGTAACTTTAAGATCCTTGAAGAGAACCTGAACTACCGTGCTGCTACGCTTATGAAGCTGTGGCCTAAGCGTTTTCCTACTCAACAAGTGGCTGACTCATATGCAGGAAATCCCAAGAAAATCGCCAACATGGTCTATGCTTCACGCATGGGTAATCGTGATGAGTCTAGCGGTGATGGGTATCGCTTTAGGGGTCGTGGTTGCATTCAACTTACTGGTCACGCAAATTACTTCCATGCTGGTCAAGCGCTTGGAGTCGACTTCGTAATGGAGCCAGACCTGGTGGCTACTCCAAAGTTTGCTGCTTTGACTGCTGGATGGTTCTGGTCAACCCACGACTGCAACCGATTGGCTGAAGCCGCAGATTGGCCCGCTCTAACCAAAAAGATCAATGGTGGCACGATCGGTCTTAGCGACAGGATCAAGCACACCAACGAGGCTCTTGCTGTACTTGCCTAAGAAGTAGCCCCTGATGAAGAACTCTTTCTCCATCGGGGTGCAACTTACACCAGCAAGCATTGATTGAAGGGCATTCCTTGCTTCGTCAAGGGTGTCTTTCTCTTCAGTCATCCATTGCCTCGATAAAGTAGATAAAGCAAAGAAGTACTGACATTGTTAAACCAACGCCAAGTACCATCAAAGCACAGAACAACGCTATATTTTCTATAGCATCCATTCCGATGCCCTTCCCTGCTCCTTCAGGATTCTCAGCCTGAGTGCAAAGCCCCAAGCCAGACCCCAGACAATCCACAGCATGCGGTGTTCTAGGCTCCAGTTTGCAGGATTGCTATCCCAGTTGACAAAGCCCATCAGCACGTAAATTACGCCCACCATGATTGGGTAGGCAATGTGATCGATGTACTTCATAACTTCACCACCCGCATTACGCGCTGATTCTTACCAGAACGGCCTTTACGGACCCCAGTGATCTCAATCAAGCCCACGCTATGCAATTTCTTGTAACGGGCTGTAATGCTGCTGTATGGGAAAAACGGGAACATGTTCAGCACATCATCAGAGATGCAGCCTTGTTCGCCAAATGAAGCAATTGCCTCATAGACCAACTTTTCCAGCTTACTTGTGTCGACCTTACGTGCTGCCTCGTGCGAGGTGATCGGGTCTTCTTTGCGTACCAGTTTGTGCGCTGGCGTACCAAAGACTGCTTCAAACATTTTCTTTAAACTCATCATTGACTCCTATTAGGTAGGTACTCGCTACACCGTATCGTCACATCCGCTCTAGTTGCGGGACCACATACAGAATCCGCTTTCCCTATTTCACATTAACTTGATTTAGAACGGAATATCCGAATCCATGTCGGCAACACTTGTTGATGGTCCTGCTTTGTTAGGCACATAAGACGCATCTTTTGGAGTTGTTGCCAAACCCATGAATTTGCCATTCTTACCTTGCTTGATCCAGGCTGAAAGCCAGTACTCAACGCCACCAACCTTGATAGAACCCTTGTAGTCAGGGTGTTGGTCATTTGATTTATTGTCGTTTTTAAACAACAAACCAGAGCTATCACGAAGTTCACGAATATCAGTTGACATATTTATTCCTTGATTGATTTCAATTTCTCCACCTTTTCGTCAACTTCCGCGAGGAACTTCACTACTTCAGCTTCGAGTTCTTTAATTAGCTCATCATTGCGCTCAACACGCTTGATGAACAGTTGTAGATTATCGGGCATTCTTGGATCGAAGCTGACAAAGTCATTCCACTTGCGACCAGTACAAGCCATCTGCCATTGCTGCTGGTAGGTATAGCGCTTGTCGGCCTCACCAGACAACACTGTGTCGATGTGGGTAGCAGTGTTAGGACACTTGATCTCAATCATTCCGTCTTCACCAACTAAGCCATCAGGAGATGCGCCAGACATGGCAATAGTTGGATGGTCAATCATTGCCACCTCGTCAACCATAACGCCTTGTTTCAGCTCGTAGGCAGCTCGTGCAAGTGGCTCAGTCTGAGTACCCCACTCCATAGCTGAATTGGTGAATGACTCAGTTTTAACGCCAGTCAAACGCTCCACCACCAGTTGAGCCATGTAGTTAGCACGGCTGGTGCTGTAGCCAGACTTAGTCTTGGCAATAATGTCGGCAATTTTTGACGCAGTCACTTTACCTAAGCGACTAGCAAACCACTCTGGTGAACCTTGTTCGATCATTTCAGTGCCGCTTTCTTGATGTCTTTAACGCCAATGATCTTCTTCTGCCAAGCTTTGTCTGTGCCACAAGCCTTGTACGCTGCTTGGTAAGCCTTGATCAATGAAGCCTCATCTGTTGCGTCATTGATTGCGATGATGTGGTCAGCCATGACGTTCGCGTCAATCGTAGGCGCTGCACCTTCAGATGAATCTACAGCATCATGCTCGACAATCTCAAGCGCAGCCACCCATAGGTAACGGCGAATATAAGTCTGAACGGCCCCCAGATTCTGGACAGGATGACAGCCTTTAAGGTTAGCTTCTGACATTGGACTTGCAAAAGTAATAACCTCTTCTGGCTTATCGGTGTTGATGATTGTGAGTTGAGCTGTTTCTTTGCCAAACTGGACAACACCAGTAAGACCAAGCTTCTCAAAGATTGTTAGTGCTGGGATGATGAAGTCACCCAGTTCAAAGTACTTGTAGCCAGCGAACTTGTTCTCGCCTGACTTCTTGATTTCCATCGAGTGGAACTCTTTACGTGCTGCATTGAGCTTTTGATACACATTCATATTGACCTCTTTTAAATAAAAATTAACATTGACACAATGAAACCAGCAAAGAAGGCATAAACAATGTTTAGCCACTTCTCGTATGTTTCTTGATGGTCTTCAAACCACACAGAGTTTTCTAGTCGTTTCATTGACTCTACGTCCTGTGGGAATGCTTCTTCCATTGTTCTTGGGAACATCCTTGTTGTCTCATTCATCTTGAAGGATCTCCTTCACGATTTCTAGCTGGGTGTCGTCATCAAGATCCTTGAATTGAATCCAATGATTCTCACCACAGCAAGACAACTTAGTTCCCTTACGTTCAACGCAGTAACAGCAGTACTGTACGTTGGCCTCATCCTGCATGATTGACTGAAGTAAGTCTTTCACTATTGACTCCTGTTGATTGATAAATTCATTTAATGTCAGCATGTATGCTCCTTTCACTGACGAATAAAATGTAAACGATAAACACCGTTTTTGCCAAACAATATTTCCTACTGTTGTTTAAATACAAATAGAAAAAAACAATCGCAAAACTTTCAGATCTGTCGTACATTGTTGGCATGACATACATTTTCAAACCACAGTGTTTCCCAGATACAACGACCTACCGTGAGTGGGTCAACCTAGCAAAAATCGCCAGAGAGGTAGTGAATCCTTGTGAGGACTGCACTCTCTCTTATGAGCGTGAAATGCGTCAAGCTGGCCTATGCCAAAAGTTTTGGGTTGAAAACAACCTGATTATTGGAGGCCGTTCAAAAGTGTTAACTCAAGGACTATTCGAATGAATTTAAAGAACCATCACAAAGACTTGCTGAACCGTCTAACGTACAGTTCACGCAACCACAAGAGCTTCACCCACGGTGATGTCAACAGCCAACTGTCAATCCACTATGACCGCTACTTGCGCGAGATGGAGCAGCATGGTCTGGTTGTCAGCATTGAGTCTAAAGGTGACGTTGTTTGGCACATCACCAATCATGGTCGTGTTGCCATTGAAGGCAATAAGTTCAAACCATCAAAAGACAAGATCTGCGCTGGTACAACAACTGGTACATATGACGGCAAAGAATTGACCCGTACATGCTTGCGTCCAGGTGCATACGATTACATGGATTGCCCGTCTTTAATGGCTGGTTACACTCGTCCATTTCGAGGAGCAGTAGCATGAGTTCATACGCAGAAGTTGAAATGAAAGTTATCCATTGGTCTGAGGCTCGGAAGATTATTCCGAACAGCACACCATTTGCACAGTCAATCAAAGCTGTGGAAGAGATCAATGAGCTGGTTGATGCGTTGCGTGATGACAACAAAATCGAAGCCATTGATGCCATTGGTGACACTGTCGTCTGCTTGATCAATGTCTGTGCTTTGCTGGACGTGAACCTGACTGACTGCCTTGAGGCTGCTTACTTGCAGATCAAGGACCGCCGTGGTTACATGAATGATGAAGGCATATTTGTGAAGGAGTCATGATGGAAGTCGTCTTTGAGAAGAAAACAACTATCAAGCCATTGCGACTTGCTCACTTTAATCAAATACTCACCTATCTTGAAGATAGAGAACAAGACGAGTGGTATTACGGCAACAAAAAGCAATTTAACAAGCGGCATGAGGAAATCAGGGCTTGGGCTGAAGATTGCATCAAAACATTGAAGGGTTAATATGGGTGAAATTATTGGCTTAATGTGTGTTGCTGCTTGGTTGACTCACATCTTTACGTGCTTCAGTGCTGGTCTATGGGGGTTCTTGGTAGCTGGTGCTATCTTTTTCCCAATAGGCATCCTGCACGGCTTCTATTTGTGGTTTAACTGATATAATTTTTGAAACACGGCTAGGTTGGACTAATTACCCAACTGAAAAGAGTTACCCCTTCTCCTGCCGCTTGTTTCTTCTCTAAGGGTGTCTAAAAAGCGGGTCACATGCACTACTACAAGTTCAACATTGCCGACTATCGGAAAGATACTGGTCATCTTTCAACAATTGAACACGGCATTTTTCGCCAGTTGATTGACTGGTACTACCTTGACGAACAACCAATCCCAATAGAAACCCAAGTGGTTTCCAGACGGTTACGTTTGGGTTCTGATGACTTAATTTCTCTTGAAAATGTACTGTCTGATTTCTTCCAAAAGACAGACAAAGGCTATGTTCACAAGCGTATCGAGTTTGAGATACGTGAATATCATGAACAAGCAGAGAAAAATAAGGCTAATGGGAAGCGTGGTGGTAGGCCAAAGAAAACCCAGTCGGTTATTTCTGGGTTGCCAGATGAAAGCCAAAATAACCCTAACCATAAACCAATAACCATTAACCATAAACCAGAGAAGAGGGCAACTGTCGTTGCTTGCCCTCAAGGTGTTGGAGAAGAGGTTTGGCAAGATTGGCTGCAACTGCGTAAAGCAAAGAAAGCACCTGTCACACAGACCGTTGTGAACTCAGCCATCAAGGAAGCTGAGAAAGCAGGTATCAGTCTGAATGCTTTCCTGACAATCTGGTGTGCAAGGGGGTCGCAAGGTTTGCAAGCTGAGTGGCTAAAGACAAACGAGCGCCAGCCATTTGTAAACAAATACGATGTAGCGAACGTCACTACACCACCACCGCCAAACCAAGACGCTGCTTTGCGGAAGATTGAGGCAGACCGCAAGAATGCTGTACCTCCATCATTGGAAACATTGGCTAAGTTGGCTGAGTTGCGAAAGAGTGTGGCATGAGAGTGCTTCCAATTAAGTCGTCAGAGACAGAGCCTTGGCTGCTTGAGAAGCATTACGCAAAAAGAATGTGTCCGATTAGCTATGCCTTTGGAATTTATGACGACAGCAAGCTGGTTGGTGTTGTGACATACGGAACACCTGCAAGTAGCGGATTGAGGTCTGGCATCTGTGGTGATGAATACACAATGAACGTGATTGAGCTAAACAGGCTTTGTTGCGATAACAGGCCAAATGTTGCGTCAATGCTTGTAGGTCGATCATTGGCAATGCTTCCAAAGCCATCAATAGTTGTTTCTTATGCAGACACTGAGCAAGGTCATGTTGGATATGTTTATCAAGCGACAAACTTTATCTACACAGGATTAAGCGAAAAAAGAACAGACTGGAAGCTGAAAGGCATGGAGCATCTTCATGGCGCTACTGTTGCCGACATGAGCCGTGGACAAGAAAATCGCGCTCAGTGGATGAGAGACAAGTTTGGTGATGATTTCTATTTGAAGGACAGGCCAAGAAAACACAGGTACGTGTTCTTTGTTGGTAGCAAGCATCAAAAGAAGGCAATGTTAAACAGTTTGAAGTATCAAATGCATCCATACCCAAAAGGCGACAGCAAACGATACGACTCTGGCGGCTCTGTTGTAACTCAAGAGGTGTTGTTCTTATGACAAAAGAAGATGCAATGACACTGCTGGACCATGTGAGGAACGGGTATCCAGCAACGATAGAGAAGATCAACGAGGCTTTGCTCAAGACTGGAGACATTGATCTCTTTGTTGGACGTAAGCAACAAAACAGAATTTATTCTGGTCAACAGTTGAAAGTAGATCAGGAAGCAGTAGGATGTTTATCCCATGCAATCAAGTACTGGGCAGCAGATAGAAAGGCGTAAATGAGAAAGAAAAAAGCAGATGCATCAAACCCTATTGCAAGGGCATATGGCATCAAGAAAATGAAAGAAGCAGTAGTCGGACATCGAATATCAATCTTCATGATGGAAGATGATGAAGACGCAGAGAGTGCAACAGTGGCAACATCACTACCAGTCTTTGCAATGATGTTTTGTTTAGAAGAGTTGAAAGAAGAAGACTCAGTTGATTACAGGAAGTTAAAAAGTGCAGTTAATGTCTTACTCGAATGTTCAGGAAACAGCTTCAAATGGAAGCGAGATTACGCAATCACCCTCGACAACGCCTTGGCTATCGCACAAGATAGATGGGGAAAAATACCTCAAGAGCTGCTTGGTCGGGCAATCAACTATCTATCTCACGGATTTAATCAACCGCACGGTGCAGGACGGTGACTGCCTGTTGTGGACTGGTCCATCAAATGGCTCAGGATATCCGATGGTCAGCATCAGGCGCAAGAACCACACGCTAAGAACAATCCTGATGGTGTTGTACAACAAGAGGAAGTTCCCAAACCAAGTGGTGACGACTAATTGCGGGAACAAGCGCTGCATCAACCCAGACCATTTGCGTGTTGTTGGAAGAAAGACGGTTTTCAAGATTGCCACATCAGACTACAAGAACCCTGTTCGGAGTGCCAAGCTAAGTGCTTATGCAAGAGAGCATCGAGCCAAGCTAACAATGGATCAAGCCAGAGAGATCAGGGTGTCAGACAAGACACATAAGCAACTTGCGCTTGAGTACGGTGTTTGCAAGGCAACCATTGGAAACATCAAGACTGGAAAGATTTGGAAAGAGACAGGAAACCTTTGGAGGGGTTTATGACACAAGATGACGTAATCCGAGTCACAAGATCGCTTGGAATCTGTGAGTTGACCAGTAAGCCAAAGCAATCAATTCACTATTCGCTGACCATTCAAGAGATGCTCAATATTTTCAACATAGTTGCAGAGGATGCCTATCACTGCGGCATTCAAGAGGGTGTTGTGGCTGGTGCAAACAATGAGCGTGAGGCGTGTGCAAAGGTATGTGAGATGACAGCGCCAAGTCAGATAAATGGATATGAGTGCGCTGAAGCAATCCGAGAAAGAGGTGAAGCATGACATGTAAACACAACTGGATTGACTTTCCAATCGCTAAAAAAGTTTGCCTAGCAAAGTACATCTTCAGATGCACACGCTGCAACGAACTGAGGTTTGTCAAATGATGTACTTAGGAATTGACCCAGGCTACACAGGGGCTTGGGGGTTGATTGACCACAATGGCAAGTACCAGTCTTGTGGAGACATGATTCACAACGAAAAGCACATTCTGTCTAGGCTTGTCTTTGCAGAGATCAGTCAAGCTGTTGACAAACAAGACCTAGAAATCATCCTTGAGTCAGTGCATTCGATGCCAGGCCAAGGTGTGAGTTCCAGCTTTAAGTTTGGAATGGCCTTTGGAGCCGCCATAGCGATCATTGAGCGCTTTAATTGCACTTGGCATCTGGTTACCCCTCAGAAGTGGAAAAAGACGCTACAGCTCGATTCAGACAAAAACAAGTCTTTGGAGTTAGCAAGAGAACTTTGGCCCAATGCCCCACTGTCGCGTAAAAAAGACAATGGACGTGCTGAGGCGTTGCTTTTGGCAGAGTTTTTAAGACGCGAACAATTAAAAGATTGATTTTGTGGTTACAATTTCATCATGAATAAACGTGGTGGAAAAAGACAAGGTGCAGGACGCAAGAAGATCGGTGGTCAATCACGGGTCATTCGAGCTAGGGTTGCAGAGGTTACTGAGCAAGCATTGATGCTGGCAGGTAATGGCAACCTGTCTGAAGGTATCAGGCGCTTGGCAGACAAGCACTGGCGGTTAATACATGGTTCATTAAAGGTAGATCAAGATGCAGGAAATAGACCCCAACAAAGCAATTCAATTCCTAATCGACACAGCACCGAAGTACGCAAAAGCGAAGGGAGCACGGATTCGACTGGAAGAGTTCAGGAAGTCCAAGAAAGCGGCACTGATGAACGAAGCGCCAACTGAGGTGCTTGGTAAACAAGAGACATACGCTTATTCGCACCCAGACTACATGGACCTATTGACGGCAATAGGACACGCAGTGGCAGAAGAGGAAGAATGTCGCTGGATGATGATTGCGGCACAGGCACGTATTGAAGTCTGGAAGACAAATCAGTACAACACGAGAGCAGAGTTAAAAGCATTTAATTGATAGGAGTTAATCATGAGAGAGCTGACATTTGAAGAGTTTTGTGCATTGCCAATGGAGCTTGGTTTTCACATATCTGGTGACAAAGAACACTACTTGCATCGCTACAACCGAGAGACAAACGTTAATAAGGTTGTAATCACAAGAAAAAAGAAAAACGGTGGTTTTGGTAAGTCATCAACAATTTACTACCTGCCAAATGAAGTAGAAAACTACGAGACAGCAGATCAAATCTACGTGGCCTACATGGAGAAGGTTTGTGGTGTAAATCAAGAATGCGAATACTGCCAACACCCAATGTATGTTGGCACTAAGTGCAAAAACTGTGGATCAACATCATGAACTGGCCTTTCCCAACACATCCACCAACACCGTGGACAACCAAGCAAATCAAAGAATACGCGCAACAACAACGCGCACAACTACCTGAAAGCCCAATGTAATGACACCAAAATGGATGTGTAAACACTGCGGCGCAATCATTGGGTATCTTGGTTGGTTTTATACAAAACTAAGAATTCCTTTGGTTGAGCACAAATGCAAGGAAAAGCCATGACAACACAAACAGAAGCATTGAAGCTGGCGCTTGAGGCGTTGTATTTCTTGCCAGCGTTATCGCCAGCACAGAATGAACTGCAAGACGCAGCGATTGAAGCCATCAAAGAAGCCTTGGCACAGCCAGAGCAGGAGCCTGTGGCGGCAGATGATTTTTTTAAGATGATTGCAGATAGAAACCCAAATCCATTTCATTCACCACAGCGCACATGGGTTGGGCTGAGTGAGGAGCAAAAGCGCCAGCTTAACGAATCGCTAAACCTGCAAGGCCGTTTCCCCATCATCGAAGCAATTGAAGCAATATGTAAAGGCAACAACACATGAACGAAGCACAAAGAACATTTGAAGCATTTATGCGATCAAACGGCAAGAAAGACTTTACGAAGAATACCAAAGGACGATACGCAGATGCTGCAATGCAGACACGCTGGCGCTATTTCCAAATGGGTTGGGAACTGCGAGGTGCGCGATGAAGACTGTACTTGCTCCCAATGCTCCTTGGCCTGTCTATGCTGAACCTAAGCCAAAGCCAGTCAAAGTGGTCAAACGTGTGATGCCTAAGCCAAACCCAAGCAAAGGCAAGTTAGTAGACGCTAACTTTGAGCGCTGGCTAAGCACTGTGAAACCAATAAAAAGAGTGATTAATTGAGTACAAGACCAGTATTCAGGGTAAGGAATCCAAAGCCAAGCCCATCACTGCACGACCTAATCATGGCAGAAGCCAGAGAGCTGCTGACAACATGGGAAGTGCTTAAAAATAAGGCAACAATCGACAAAAGATTGGCTTTATGTGATGAAAAGTTTGGCTTTGGTGGTGAAAGACGAGTGCGTGACTGCATGCACAAGATAAAGAAAGAAGAGAGATTCAATGGGTAAAGGAAGCACACCACGTCCATTTGACGTAGATGAAGAGACATTCGCTGGCGCATGGGCCAGAACATTTGGAAAACAAAATGCAAAGCAAAAACAAGAAGACACCGACACAAGCAGAGAAAGCACACATCCTGAGAATCAAGGAGATGAGCTGCATAGTGTGCGAACAGACGGGTCCAAGTGAGTGCCATGAAATAGAACAGGGGCAATGGTTCACATCCATGCCTTTATGCCCAGACTGTCATAGAGGCAGTCTCAATGGCATCCACGGTCAACAAAGAATCTGGAAAGTTAAGAAATTCACAGAACTCACAGCTTTGAACGAAACAGTAAAAAAGTTGATGGGGGATGGAGGGGGTAACTTTTCAAATGACTTTTGAAATTTCAAAAAAGTTTCAGACTGAAAAAATCTGGTTAAGTTGGTTTTCAAAATCGGACATGTGAAAAACCCGAAAAATCACCTATTTTGCTCAGAATGATCAGTAAATCTGATAATCTTTCTCAGAATGATCAGGATCAACAGATCTGTGCATCGCCTGAGACAGCAGCCAGAGGCAGGCGCAGGCAGGCCAGAGGCAGAGGCAGGCACGCAGCCAGAGGCACACAGGCAGGCAGGCGCAGCCACAGAAAGGCAGGCGCAGGCCTATCAGCGCAGCAGCGCAGCACAGACAGCCAGAGGCAGACAGAAAAGCCCATTGAAACCCTGTAAAACAATAAACACACACGCAGGCACATGCCCTGCAGATCAGCAGAGAAAAAATGCACAGCAGCACACAGCCTGAGATCAGGCAGGCGCAGGAAACCCAGCACAGCTGAAAGAAATCAGCTGTAATTGATCACCTGAAAGAAAAAAGAAAAGCCAGATCGTGCCTGGCTGTCGTTTTATGCGTGCTTATAGGATGAATAAGATCTGATCGGATGTGATCGATCTGTGTGTTTTTCTGTGATGCTGTAGGCCATCCCAGCAGCTGTAAGGGCATTTAATAAGACAGCAAAATCTAGATCTTCCTCTAGATAGGCTGTTTTGCCTCTGCTGTAGGAATAATGCGAGATCTGATCAGCGATCCCCAGATCTTGCAAAATTTTGATCTTTACAGCTGCCCATCCATGCCCTGGATCTGTGAAATAATTAATTTTTAGCATAATTGATCCCCTGTTTTTCCATGCCACAGGCCGCGATCCTGCAGCCACTGTGAAAAATTGCCTGTTTTGATAATGTGTTTTCTGATGTGCCTGTTTTGGGCCATCTTTCTAGATCTAGCGTATTCAATAGCATCTGATTTTTCTAGAAAATCGATCTCTGTGCATGTGCCATTATGAAAAAATACAATTAAAGTAAACATTTTCAGCCCTTTATAGTTCATTTCCTGCCATATATGCGATTGTGAAATCTGCGATCTCTTGATCTGTCAGCCAGAGATCAATTTTTTCAAGGCTGACCACAGAAAGCCCGAAAGAATGGCGCAGATATGCACATTCAAGGAAAAATTGATTATGTGTTTTTCTGTAGGTGTTCATTTTTTGCCTCTGTGAAATCAAAATATGTTTTCATCCCGCAGGTTTCGCAGCATGCATAGAATTTGCCTCTACCTGTAGGATTTTTTGTTTCAATTGCCTCAAAATCATATAGATCTTGATAACAGTTAAAACAGCTGATTGTTTTTTCTGATCTGTCGATCTGTGGAAAATTATTCATTTTTTGCCTTTCAGTGCATCGCGATCGCGATTATTCTGTTTTTCATCTGTGGCAGGCCGCATGCATGGCCTTTCCCTGTACAGCTGCCACATGTGCCAGGGCATGGAAATATTTTGCTGTCTGGCATAGCATCACGCAGGGCTTGATTTACAGCTGCTGTGCCATGTTCACTGCTTTTGATTTTTCGCCCGATTGATACAGCTATAAATTCACCCCTAGTAATTGGCAAATCTTTCACATACTGCAGCATGGCAGGGGATGCATTGTGGCCGCTTGAAATGTTCAGCTGATAATTTTTAGGCCATGTGCCGATCAGGTTAAAACCCAGCAGCGCAGCAAAAGATTTGCTGTACCCGTATGCGCGCGCTGTGGGTGTCTTATGTAATTCAGCCATCCAGAATGCCACATCTGCGCCTGATGAAAAATCGCCATCGACATACAGCCGAAAATCAAACCCATCTGTGCGAGATGCTGCGATCTCTGCGAATGCTGCGCTGATCGCTGCGCTGTTAAAACGCAGCAGCCATGCATTCTGCGCCATGCGTGCAAAGGCTGCAGGGTATCGCCATGCCCTGTATGAATAACAGAAATCGATGCAATCGCCTGCGCCTGG